TGCGCAAGGTGTGGTACGCAAGGCACGGCAAAACCCTAGCAAACGCAACCGTATTCGATCCCATCTATTGGGCGGCCAAAGTGAAGTGGTGAGCAAATGGCATTTTCTGTAGACACTGATTTAACCGATCTCATCCCTGACATCCTAGAGTTTGGCATCGACACGTTTGCTGATGAACACGCGAGAGCGCAGGCAGATATAGAGCGCGAAATCCGCAATCGCTGGTGGCACCGCAAGGGCATCAAAGGCGAGATGGACGCGAGCTATCTGACTGACTCGCAGTGGACGCGATCAGCGGCCTACCTTGTATTGTGGAAGTACGCGTTACCCCAGCTAACCAACTGGGTAGACGACGACAGATTTTTGCGCATGATTGATTTCTACAAGGTGCGCTACGGTGAGGAGCTAGATGCGATCTTTGCTGACGGTGTAGAGTACGACGCAGACAACGACGGCACTGTCACCGACAAAGAAAAAGAAGTTATTGCACTGAATCGGCTAGATAGATGATACGAGTACGCACTAACCCACTGCGCCTAGAGCGAGTCACTAAAGACATCGCGAAGGACATCGAGGCCAGCAAGAAGCTGGCTATGACGCGCACGGTGTTAGCTGGCGTTGAGATCATCGAAGACAGGACAAGTAAAGGGCGCGGGATCAACGGGCCTTTTAAGCGCTACTCTGAGGCATGGGCGCGCATCCGTAAGGATCTGGGCAAAACCAGCGCTACACCTAACCTTGAGTTTGGTTATGAGCGCGTCGGCAATCAGTTTAAATCACGGCCCTCTATGCTATCGGCAATGCAAGGCAGAGCAGACAGCAAGAAAAGCGGTATTATCTTTTTCACTAATCGTGAGGCTGGTAAACGTGCGGCGTTCAACAACAAGTCGCGTCCCTTCTTTGGCTTTAACGGTAAAGAAGAGCGCAGGCTGGCTGACGTGTATTTGTCAGGTATTAAAATTAAGGATCGGCGGCGATGAGTGTTAGAGAGAATGTAGCGGCCAATTTGGTAACGCAACTGAAGGCAATCACAGCGCCTGTAATTAAAAAGGTAACGCGAGAGCCTTTCGACTTCGATAAGCTATCTAACGCACAGTTTCCCGCAATACTCGTAAGGACAGCCAACGAAACGCGCGAGGATGCTAGTTTAGGTGGTAGCGCAACAAGCAGACAGGCGACGATTGAATACGAATTAGTTTGCTTCGTAAAGCACAAGAACATCGACACGGCGCGCAATCAGTTGATTGAGGCAATTGACGAAAGGCTGGACATCGACAGGACGCGAGGCGGGCACGCCATTGATACGCAAGTTATTAGCGTTGAGGTGGATGATGGTACAATAGATCCTATTGGCGGCGTGATCGTCACGGTACAAGTTGAATATTTTTACACACGCGGAAATGCGTAACAGGAGAAAGTAAATGGCAATCGCAAAAGGTTCTAGCGGTGTAGTAAAGATCGCTATTCATGATGGAACAGTCGGGGCAGTCGGAGAGATTCGCTCGTTTAGTGTTGACGAAACAGCAGACACTTTAGACGTAACAACTATGGGCGCAACAGCCAAAAGCTATCTTAATAGCTTGACTGATGGCACCGTTACAGTTGATGCCCTCTGGGACAGTGCAGACGCACAACAGCTTATTTTTGACGTAGGCGCACACGTTGACTTTGAGATCCACCCCGAAGGTGTTGGTACTGGCAAAATGTACACGGGCGAAGCCTTTGTTACTTCAAAAACAGTATCAGGCTCTTACGATGGAATCGTTGAGGCGTCATTTAGCGCTCAAGTTTCTGGTGGTGTTACTGAGGCCGCAAGCTCGTGAGTCTAGCTAAAGAGCTTCGTAAGCGTCGCACTCAGTCGCGGCGCAAGATCGAAGTTGCTGAGTGGGCCGATGACGATGGGGCTTTCGTCTTATACTGTCGGCCTATTACCTGCTACGACTTAAACGAACTGCAACGCAAGCACCCTGCTGTTTTGCAGAATCCAAGCATTGCTAGCATGGTTGACTTGATTGTTATGAAGGCAGAGTCACAGGACGGTGAGCGCCTGTTTACTGCGGCAGACGATAGAGTCGAGCTGATGGCAGAGGAGACAACCGTTGTTTCCGAAATCGCTAACCAGATGTTTGGCACCATTGAGTCCGTGGAGGACTTAGCAAAAAACTAAAGGCCGATCAGTCTAGGATGAATTTAATTGCCTTGGCTGATCGGTTACATAAGACGATAGAAGAAGTCGAGCAGATATCGGTTACTGAGTTCCACGAGTGGCTCGCTTACTTCCAACTGATGAGCGAGCAAGCTGATGGCGACTCAAGACGTTAAGATTCGAATTACCGCCCTAGATAAAACGTCTGGGGCTTTGCGTAATATCGGCAACGGACTTCGCGGCCTAACTAAACCTTTGTTAAATATGCGCACGGCGTTAGTCGGTGTCGTTGGTGCTGGCGGCATCGGCTTACTCGTTCGACAGTCTTTAATCGCTACCGATTCACTTGCAAAGACAGCCAGCAAAATTGGCACGACTACTGAAGCCCTAAGCGCCCTGCAATATGCAGGCCAAATTACAGGCGTAGAAGTCAATACGATGAATATGGCGCTTCAGCGGTTTACCCGTAGAGCGTCAGAGGCGGCTGTTGGCACTGGTGAAGCTAAGGGCGCTATTCGCGAGCTAGGTATCGACGCTAGACAGTTGGTGCGATTGCCGCTCGATCAACGGATGCTTGTACTTGCAGACGCGTTTTCCAATGTAGAAAACGAATCCGATAAACTGAGACTTGCGTTTAAGCTGTTCGATTCAGAGGGTGCGTCGTTAGTTAACACGCTTGGACTCGGCAGAAATGGCTTGGCTGATTTGCTGGGTGAGGCTCGCAAGTTGGGCGTAGTTATGTCCTCAAACGCGGCTGACGGCGTTGCAGAAGCTAACGACGCGTTATTCCGAATGCAGTCTTTGTTCGGTGGGATTGTTAAACAAACAGTAGCCGCATTAGCTCCAGCGATATCGGCACTGGCTGATCTTGTCACTAACAAAGTGCTCACTAGTTTCGACGATGCGAATACAGGCGTACAGGATTTTGCCAAGGCATTAGCGACTGATGTTATTAACGGCATTTCTGCAACGATCCAAGGTTTTGAAAATTTAGTTAATGGCCTGATTGGTGCGGCTAATGATCTTATTAAGATAAAAGCGCAACTGACAGGATTTTTCACGGCTGACGACGAAAAGAGCGCTGTACAGCTACGACTAGCAATCGAAGGCGTAAACGAAAAAATAGCTCATCAGCAAAAGCTAATAGACAGTCAGATAGGCAGAAATAAACAAGCCGCAGAAACAATACAAGCACGATACATAAAAGAGAAAGAGTCGCTCGAGGAGCTGTTGCGACTTAAGCAAGAAAACGGCGAACTAGATTTAATCGACGAAGTTTCGTTTCAGTCGTATTTGACAATACTTGATGGCGTCGGCGCGAAAATTAACAATGTTACGAATGCAACAAAGGGACTGGCACAAAGCACACAAGAAGAGCTTCCAACAGCCTTTGACAGTTTTTTAGCGAATCTAAAGCGAACAAGAGATTTAGCGTCTGACATTACTCCACAACTAGAAGGCTTGGGAGATCAGGCTATTCGCGGTTTGGGCGATTCATTTACAGCCGCAATCACAGGCGCACAAAATTTTAGCGACGCTATTAAGTCTATGGCTAAGTCAGTCATCGACAGCCTTATTAAAATACTGGTTCAGAAGTACCTCGTTGATGCGGCCTTCGGCGCGATCACAGCAGGCTTTGGTGGCGGCGGCACTACAACTTCAGGCGGCGGTGGCGGCGGGGGTACAGGTAATTTTGCGGGTAGCTTTAACGGAGGAGGCTTTACTGGCTACGGTGCTAGAGCTGGCGGTGTAGATGGTAAAGGCGGTTTCCCTGCTATCCTACACCCTAACGAATCAGTAATAGATCACACGAAAGGCCAAGGCCAAGGCGTTACTATTGTGCAAAACATTAACGTCACGACAGGCGTACAGCAAACCGTACGCGCTGAGATAGCTAATCTACTGCCTCAGATTAGTAACGCGGCAAAATCGGCTGTGGCAGACTCTAGGATGCGTGGCGGTGGCTTTAGTAAGGCAATGGTGGGTGCATAATGGCGGCGTTTCCTGATATCGGCTTTACCTCGATGACGATGCGGCTTCGCTCTGCAACGTCAGTTAGTCAATCGCCTTTTACTTTCGATCAGCAAACCTATCAGCACCAAGGCGTAAGGTGGGAGGCTGAGGTGACACTGCCGCCTTTGACTAGGACAGATGCGAAGCAAGTCGAGGCGTTCTTTGCGTCACTGCGAGGACAGGCAAACACATTTACGATGGGCAATCCTCTGCACAATGTCACGGCTGTCGGCACGATTACTAGCGGTGCTCGTAACGCGACAACGGTGACGGGATCGGTAACGGGTGCTGTAGCTGGCGACTACTTTGAGGTTAACGGCGTCCTGTACATTATTACTGAGCTAGCAGAGTCTACTTTTGACATTATGCCACCGCTACGAACGGCGATCACTGCTACTACCTCGATGGACTTTTCACTGCCTAAAGGCTCATGGCGACTTGCGTCTAACGAGATTGAGTGGAGCATAAACCAAGCCAGCTTGTATGGCTTTACCTTTGCGTGCGTTGAGGCGATATGAGTAGAGAACTAACAACGGCGATGAAGTCGGCAGTTACTGCCGATTTAGTCCGTCCTATTACGCTTGTGCAATGTGCATTTGATAGCGGCGATCTAAACCTGTGGAGCGGCATCGGTAACCTAACGGTGGATAGTGTTGAGTATGTTGGCGCAGGTACGCTGTTGCAGATTGGTGAAATTGCAGAGAGCGCAGAGTTACAGGCCAACGGCCTTACTGTTGCTTTGTCTGGCATTACGGAGCCGCTAATTAGCAAGGCTAGGGACGAGGACTATCAAGGCCGCGAGCTAAAAGTGCTGTTAGGTGCTATCGACTCAGAGGGTGATGTCACTGCTAATCCTGTCATTCTCTTCAGTGGCTTCATGGATACGATGGTAATCAACGACGGTGCTGAGACGGCGACAATACAAATTACTGTCGAAAACCGTTTAATCGAGTTTGAGCGCACACGCGGCAGACGCTATACGGCTGAAGATCAAAAGATTGATTATCCCGATGACAAGGGATTAGAGTTTGTTGCTGAGATGCAGGAAAAAGAAATCATTTGGGGCCGCAACAAAGTGGGCGCAAGCGGCGGTGGAGATTCTGGTGGCGGTGACTTCCCAGCGGAAAACACACAGCGGCCATAAGGAGGCAATAGATGGATTTTGCACTAGAGGCACTGGCACAGGTAAAACGGGAAGCAGAGCCGCTCTTACAGCAACACTATGAAGAGATTGCGCTTAACAAAGACAAGATAAAGCTTAACCCTGATTGGCGAGCCTACGCAGAGCTGGACAAGATTAACGCGTTGCGCGTGTTTACAGCACGCAAAGACGGCAAGCTCATGGGCTATTT